CAGTAATAATTGTCGGTATCCCCAAAGCCATAGCCTGCAAAGGCATCAACCCGAACCCTTCGCCACGGCTCGCCCCAATAAAACAGTCGGCTTTGTTGTACCACTCAAACTGATCCCATTTGCTCATCCACCCTGTATGCAAAACAATGTTTGACGGCCAACTGCGTTTAGGTACAAGCCGTTCCAACGGCACCTTGATATGTAGTTCAGCGTCAATACCAGCCTTCTCAAACGCTTCAACAACGACATCTAAACCTTTACGCAACCACATAGACCCGCCGGCATGAAACCTGAACCGTTTGTTTGCAGGTCGAGGTGTTGGTTTCCAAAACTTTATATCTACCCCTAGCGGTACAACAGAAATATTTTTTGCGTACGGTGCAAACAGTTCACGGTTATGTTCACACGGAACAATGATCTGATCGTAGCCACCTAAAAGCCGATAATACTTTGGGGGCAACACTGATGTTTCCCACATCGTATATAGCGCACGATGTTGCCCACGTAAAAACGAATGAGGTTTAGACGGATCATACATCAACACCGCAACAGAAGCCTGATCGTGGAACTGCACACCAGCAGGCAACCCCGACCTGAAACCTTCCAACATGGCACCATACCCGTAATGTGATGCTTCAGTGCCGAACCAATACTGGTAGTTCATAGCAACTCAGGTGGCCATACTGCACCAGGTTTAACGTTGCCTTGTTGCGCGAGTTCACGCATCAAATTGATTCTTGCCATAGCGTTCTGACTGTTACCAACATTTGAAAACTGTTCACGATGCACCCTATAAAACTGTCGTATCTTCGGGTCAAACCTGACATCAACATCGTGCATCTTAAACTCAAACCATTGAACCCAATCTTCCCACACAATAGGTCGTTTAGGTATCCGCTTATCTAAACCAACACGCGCCATCCACCAACCCTGCATCTGAAATGTGCGCTGTTCAAACATCGCATCGTAACGTTCCTTTGTTGGTGTATGCACAATACCGTTACTGTCCATCCACGCTGATATAACAATGTCACCATCAAATACCAAATCTCTGTAACCGTCAGCTGGCATCAAATCATCCAACCCCAAACAACACCACCAACCAGTTGTCGTATGTTCCAACGCATACCGCCAACGATTATGGATATCAATGTCAGGCACCAACACTTGTCGAAAGTTATCTGGTAAACCTTGTTGAAGTTTGTCTGTTAAAAAAAGAAACTCTGTAGGTTGCGGATCAACGGCAATAACATTCGCAACAAAAGATTCCCCATATTTATCAAACCATAAACCCCACGAAACCACAACACAAGTAAGATCGGTTAACGGTTGCATCAAACAATATTTGATTTGTCAGGCAAAATACCTGTAGCAACCTGCCAATTCTCGTCGGCACGTTTCTCGACAATCGCAGCACCATCAATATGTTTAGGTTGCTGACCATCTTGACGCAACCTGTGGTAAGCGTCTAAATCTTTGTGAAGCACTTTCTCTTTAGCAATAGTGTTAGCCGACTCTGCTTTACGTGTAGGCATAGCTTCAGCAGATACCCGCACATGGGCGATCTTGCATTTCCAGCAGCCTTCAACATCTAGCCCTGGATGTGTTTCTTGATGAATCATAAACCCCTTAACTAACTGTAAAGTACTTCTTTTTCAACATAGTTATTAAACAAGTAACCGAAGATTTCAATTTCCAAGAAGTCAATTCCACCGCTTAGACTGACAATATCTTCGAACGCAATATTAGCATCCTGCGTACCACCACCGCCAGCATTTTCGTCAATCAACTTGACAACAAAATTGAACTCCTTACCATCAGTGCCGGCAAGAACATTCAACGCAAACAACAACTCTTTACCAGTAGTGCCAGCCAAAATGTTTGCGACACGTTGCGCTTCCAACCCATCAGTACCGGCAAGACGATTTAAGTCTCTTTGAAAACTCATGTTATGTTCGCCCCATACCCTGCCGCAGTCAAAGCAGAAGCCTCAGCAGCAGTAATAGTATGCACATGACCGCCATGATAAGTAAGTTTAACCGTGGTCATATCACCAGGTTGGTTCTCAGTAAAACTGTTATTAGTCAACTGGTACACGTTACGACCACGATCTCCAGGATGCAAATATCTGAACAACCGATGCTCTATCGAAGTATCAAACGGATCAGCCCAACGAACCAGCTCATCTGTAGGTGGAATAAATGTTGGCATAAAAGAATCATAACATAAAAGTAGGGCCAAGCAGAAGGGGAACTGCCTGACCCTACATTTATTAACTTACTTCGACTGGGAAGGCTTATGCGCCGCCGAGTGAAGAAGATGAGTTGATAACACGGATAGCTGCTTGACGGAAAATTCCGTAGCCACCCAACCAGTACCAACCAATTGGATTGAACCGCATCAACGAGTCAACCACTGGACCACGCACAACCTTCGGATATGCTCCGTTGCCGTCTGTGATCGAGTGTGCCTTCGCCAATGATTGTCGGCCCATGATGATTGTCTGATAGAGGTCAACTGTTGAAGCTGATCCACCAGTCAAGTCCAATGGTGCGCGAGGAGTTTCAACGAAACGCACGGCTTCAAAGGCTCCAATTTCGCCATTGTAAATTGGCCCGATGTTGTTGTAATTGTGTGGGTCACGCCACGAAGCTGCACCGGTTTCACGGCGAAGATCGTACGACACGTCTGGGTGAATGAAAGCCATGTACATTCCGTTGAATGACTGTGCTTTTGATCCACGCAACTGTGCTGTAGCGACACGAATATCGTTGGCTTCAATGATGTCCTCTGCTTGAACAGTGGCGTTTGATGTTGGGGTTGTTGAACCGCCACCACCGTAAATCACGTTCGTTGCAGCCTTCAAAACGTTAGCAACAATAGTATCGAGTGACGATCCTGCGTTGTAACCAATAAGGTTTGCTGCAACAGCATCAACGTCAAGGAACGAAGTTCCACGAAGTTTCGCTGTCGTATTGATTGTGTTGCCGTACTCTGCGAGAGTTACTTCAACTTGACTGTCTCCCATTGTTGATGGAGTCAAATCGGTTGTTTCTGCGAGTGTTGAAGTTGCGTCAGCGAGTTCCGAGAAAATCGTGAACTTAACTGAAGAACCTGGCATTGATTGTGCAACAGGTTGAACGTCTGCTGCTGCGTCAAAGAGCATTTCTGAACGGAGTGCGAAATACGCAATCTGGTCAAACGCTACCTGATCTGTTGATAGTGAACTTGCTTGTGTAATTGCCATGACCTTTGGGGTCTTTCTCCCCGTTTAAGGGGCTAGATGTTTTGTGATGCCTGACTTACTTGGGCCAACAACTGCATCACTTCGTCTTGAGATTTGGCGTTACGGATTTTGGTATTCCAATCCGATTCAGGTTCACTGTTCTCACCAAGACTCTTAGCTTTCGACACCCTATTCCAAGCTTGTTGTTCTGCCTGTACTTCGGGTTTCGTTTGCATAGCACCAATGAGATTCGTTTCCTGAGCGGCCTGGCGGATAGCGTCTGCTGTCATTTCGCCGTCGTAGCCTTTCACAAAGTAGCGTGAAGCAGGCGAAGTAATATCAACTCCGGCTTCAACAAATGCTAACTTGCGTTGTGCTTCTGTAGCTTCTAACAGTTTGGCTTCCAGTTCTTTGTTCTTAGCTTCAAGATTACGAAGCTGTGCGCGTACTGGATTCCGTTCTACCTGGTCTTTAACATCATCCTCAAACTCGTAGTTCGCATCTGACATGACCCACTCCTTCTGCCCACACTTTGATCTGAGGGATCAAAATGGCTGCAATCTCACCCGTGTATTACACGTCGAAATCGGGGGGTCCGACGGTTATCCCTTATGGGATAGATGTGACGATACCATCACTTAGGGTAGTTGTCAAGGGTATCAATTATTGTGCTACGTTCAACCCAGATTCGGTTGTGCCAGACGTTTGGCCAGTAGTTGACGTGAACTTACCGCCACCCTTGAACGGGCTTAAACGTGAACTCTTACGCTGTTCCAAAATTGTTTGGGCATTGATGTCGGTACCTAACGCTGCACCAACTTTTTGTTGCTGAGTCAAACCTTGCTCGCCAGCCATTTCGGTGTATAGACCTTGTTGCAAACCAAGCTTAGTGAACCCTGCTTCCGCTTCAGCCTGTGTGATACCTCGTGCAGCTAGTTCTTCAGCTGTTAAAGCTGTCAACTGTACGTTGGCTAAACCTTTCGCACGGGCAGATATCTTCGCTGCTTCGGCTTGACGGGTGAGGATCGGTGCGGCTTTGGTCGGGTCAAGAAAGTAGGCTGCTAACCCTGCTTCGTTTACGCCGTACAGTTCTTGCATTTGCCGTTTTACTTCAGGGTCGGCATCTT